TAAAGTTAAAGTTTTTCAAAACTTTCTTAAAAATCTCTAGTTTTATAAATATATCTAATTAAGACAATTTAAAACTAGTTTTAAAATTAAAGAGGAGATTTCAATGGCCGAAACAGAAAAGACTCTTGAGGCAACAGTAAAAGAAGTAACAGAAGCAACAGCTCCTGATGCTCCTAAAAAGAATGCTGTAGCGGCTGAGCCTTCGAATATTGCTAAAATGGCAGACCACGAAGATTTAGGCGCACCTGTAGTTAAACCTACAGACAGTAATCCTGATGCTACCAAGAAAACAAAACAGGTTTCTGGCGACCCACAACAGAAAAGTCAAGGTGCTGCTGACGCAATGCCAAAACTTAAAGGTGAGTCAAAAGATTCTGAAAAAGATTCGGAAGATAAAGAAATCAAAGAAGGCGAACTACCTGCTGGTCTAAAAAAATACCTTGACAAAAAAGACGATAAAAAAGAGTCTTCAGATGACAAGGAAAAAGAAGAAGTGAAAGAAATGTCACACGATTCTGAAAAAAAAGACGAGAAGGAAAAGAAAGAAGCTATGCACGACTCTGAGGAAAAGAAAAAAGACAAAGAGGAAGGCTATATGAAAGCTTCTTACAAGAAAGAAGAAATTGACGTAAAAGAACACGTTGATGCTCTTGTTGCTGGAGATGATTCATTATCTGAAGAATTTAAACAAAAGGCTGCTACTGTATTCGAAGCTGCGATTAAGTCTAAAGTAAAAGACATTGCGGAAGAGATTGAAGCAGACTACAACAAAAAATTCGAAGAAGAAACTTCTAAAGCTAAAGATGAGTTAGTAGAAAAAGTTGACTCTTATCTATCATACGTGGTAGAGGAGTGGATGAAAGAAAACGAACTCGCTTTAGAAAGAGGGATCAAAGGCGAAATCGCTGAGGACTTCATAAGTGGTTTGAAAAAACTATTTGAAGATCACTACATTGATGTTCCAGACGAAAAATATAATGTGTTAGAAGATCAAGCTTCAAAAATTGAGGAGTTAGAAAAGAAACTTAACGAATCAATTGAAAAGAATGTTGAACTATCTAAAGAGAACGGCAAACATATTAGACAATCTATCATTGATGAGGCGTCTAAAGAACTTGCTGAAACTCAAAAAGAGAAGTTTAATAAACTTGCTGAAGAAATTGACTATAAAAACGAAGAAGACTTTAGAGGCAAAGTATCTACTATTAAAGAAAGTTATTTTGGCAAAAAAGACTCTTCTGGTGAGATAGATGATGTGGCGGCAGACTCAAGTCCTTTAAACGAGGATTTAAGTAATGCAATGGCTGCTTATAGTGCCGCTATAAGTAAAACAAAAGACATTAAGTTGTCAAAATAGGGAGATAAAAACAAATGTATTTATCAGAACAATACGAAAAAAAATGGCAGCCTGTCCTAGAACACCCGGATCTACCTAAGGTTCAGGATTCTTACAGACGTGCCGTTACAGCTACTATCTTGGAAAACCAAGAAAGAGCAATGAAAGAGGACGCTGCTTTCTTAAACGAAGCTGCTCCTACTAACTCTACAGGTAGTGCAGTTGCTAACTGGGATCCAATTTTGATCTCATTAGTAAGAAGAGCAATGCCTAATCTTATCGCATACGATATCGCTGGTGTACAACCAATGACTGGTCCAACTGGACTTATCTTTGCAATGAGAAGTAGATACACTTCACAAACAGGAAACGAAGCTTTATTTGATGAAGCGGATACAGACTTCTCTAGTAGAAATGCTGCTGGTGATTCATCATCAGACGCAGGCACATCAGGTGCTACAGAGCAAAGAGGAACTAACCCAGCAGTATTGAACGATTCTGTTCCTACAGACTTCACAAGAGGTCAAGGTATGACTACAGCTACGGCTGAGGCATTAGGGGATGCTTCTGGTAACGCTTTTGCTGAAATGGCTTTCTCAATTGAGAAATCAACAGTAACAGCTAGATCAAGAGCTCTTAAAGCAGAATACACTATGGAACTTGCACAAGACTTAAAAGCAATCCACGGTTTAGACGCAGAAACAGAATTAGCAAATATTCTATCTGCTGAAATTCTTGCTGAAATCAATAGAGAAGTTGTTAGAACAATATACATCAATGCAGAAAAGGGTGCTGCTACTAACGTAACTACACCTGGTATTTTTGATTTAGACACAGACTCAAACGGAAGATGGTCAGTTGAGAGATTCAAAGGATTAATGTTCCAATTAGAGAGAGATGCTAATAGAATTGCACAAAGAACAAGAAGAGGAAAAGGTAATATGATTATCTGTTCTGCTGACGTTGCTAGTGCGCTTCAAATGGCTGGTGTTTTAGATTACACTCCTGCATTAAACAACAATCTAAACGTTGATGACACTGGTAATACTTTTGCTGGTACATTAAACGGAAGATACAAAGTGTACATTGATCCATATTCAGCGAACTCAGCTGCGAAACAATACTACGTAGTTGGTTACAAAGGTACTTCACCTTATGACGCTGGTATATTCTACTGCCCATACGTGCCACTACAAATGGTAAGAGCAGTTGGACAAGACACTTTCCAACCTAAAATCGGTTTCAAAACTAGATATGGTCTAGTTGCGAACCCATTTGCTGAAACTGGTGCCGCTTCAGGTGCTGTTGCAGCTGTTAACACTTCAGGTAATGCTAACTCAAACAGATATTACCAAAGAGTACAAGTTGCTAACATAATGTAAGGTTGGTTGTTTAACCAATATCTAAAAGGGCGACCCTCAAAAGTCGCCCTTTTTTTATGCCCTAAATACCATTATGAAAAAAATATTAATTCAATATCTCTACATATTTGTTATTACTTTAGCAATATTATTAATCTTTACTTGGGTTAATGCGTGTGAAGTAGAAGAAATTAAAGTAGATGAAAAAGTACCTTTATGTGAAGAATTACAAGAATCTACTGAAGAAAACCCTTGTAAAAAACCAGAGAATATAAATTCAGTTATTAAAGCAATAGAGAAACTAGGTGAGTCAGGAACACTTCCTAGATAACATATAAATAGTATTATGACTACTACAAATAGTTACAATAGACAACCTACTAAACTGGATTATGCAGATCCTACAAAGTTTAAATTTAATATACTTAAACTTCCTAAAGTAGAATACTTTTGTACAGCAGTAAATTTACCAGGTGTATCATTATCAGACAACTATACACAACCTACACCATTTAGAGATATACCTTTACCAGGTGAAAAATTATCTTATGATAGATTGTCTATGTCATTTTTAGTAGATGAAAACCTAGAGAACTATAGAGAGATACACGGTTGGTTAAGAGGATTAGGATTTCCTGGAGGATATTCAGAATTTAAAACTTTACTTGACGCAGGTGAAGATAGATTTCCTACGTCTAAAAATAGTGTATTGGGTGACGCAGGACGATCAAAGTTTGCTGCCCCTAGTCAAGGTGGTATATTTTCAGACGCAACACTATCAATACTAACAAGTAAAAACAATGCCGTTGTAGATGTCAGATTTAGTGATGTATTTCCTATATCATTATCTGGTTTACAATACACACAACAAGCAGGTGATACAGATTACTTAACAGCAACTGTAACCTTTGATTATAAACTATACGATTTTGCGGATACAAACGCAGGAAGAACAAGTATTACTACATCATAAACTTGATTTTTTGACAGTTTTGTGATATAATGGAGTTATTATGGATTTAGAACAATTACAAGAACTAGCAGACAAAGACTTAAAAATTAATGATACTGAACTAGATTTAGAATCATTAAAAACACCTCAACTACACAACAAGTTTATGAAACACTTAACAAAGTTTAAGTTGTTATTAACTCGTGCTGAAGATGACTATAAAACAATAAGACTATTTAAATGGGAATATTATACTGGTAAATCAGACCCACAAATCTACCAAGAAAAACCTTTTAATCTAAAAATTTTAAAACAAGACGTTGACAAGTATATTGAAGCAGATGAAGAAGTACAAAAGGCAGCTCAAAAAGTAAGATACTTGGAAACAGTAGTTGATTTTTTAGATAGAACTATTAGACAAATTTCTAATAGAACTTTTACAATAAAGAACGCTATAGACTGGAGAAAGTTTACTAGTGGCGCTATCTAAAAATGACCACAACACGTTACCTCATCATAGATAAGAAAAACGAAGTCTATTTAAAAATAGAGGCAGACGCTGATATTAGACGAGAACTTGGAGAATACTTTACGTTTGAAGTACCTGGTTTTAAGTTTATGCCTCAATATCGTAGTAGAGTTTGGGACGGTAAAATTAGATTATTCAGTTATGCAACAGGTCAAATCTATGCAGGACTTTATCCTTACATTATAGATTGGTGTAAAAAGAATGATGTACAAGTTGTAGATGGCACTAAAATAAAAGATGTATCTGTAAAAGAAGATGAAATAGATAGATTTTTAAAAGCACTTAAAATTCCTAAAATAGAAATAAGAGATTATCAAAGAGAGGCATTTGTACACTCTATCAAAAAGAGTAGATGTTTATTATTATCTCCTACTGCCTCTGGTAAATCTTTAATTATATACTTAATGTTAATCTTTAATTTATTGAGATTAAAAGAAAGTAAACAAGATAAGATACTCATTATTGTACCAACAACATCTTTAGTAGAACAATTATTTAAAGACTTTAAAGATTACGGTTATAATAGTGATCGTAACGTACATAGAATATATCAAGGACACGATAAAGAAACAAACAAAAGAGTTATTATATCTACTTGGCAATCAATCTATAATTTACCTAAAAAATGGTTTCAACAATTTGGTATGGTAATTGGTGATGAAGCACATTTATTTAAAGCAGTTTCATTAAGTAAGATAATGAATAAACTTGAAAAATGTAAATATAGAGTTGGACTTACAGGTACTTTAGATGGTACTAAAACACATAAACTTGTATTAGAAGGTTTATTTGGTACTGTAAATAAAGTTGTATCAACAAGTGAATTACAAGAAAAGAAACAACTTGCTGACTTAAAAATATTCTGTTTAATACTTCAACACGATAAAACTGCTAGACACTTTTTAAAAGATAAAACATACCAAGAAGAAATGGATTATCTCGTTTCTAATGAAAAACGGAATAAATATATACGCAATCTATGTTTATCTTTACCAGGTAATACATTATGTCTGTTTCAGTACGTTGAAAAACACGGAATGCTACTTAAACAATTAATCGAGGAGAAAGCTGATGATAAAAAAGTTTTCTTTGTTTATGGAGGTGTTGAAGCAGAAGAGCGTGAAAAGATTCGTTTCATTACAGAAAAGTCGGAGGGGGCTATTATTATTGCTAGTTACGGCACTTTTTCTACTGGTATCAACATTCGTAATTTACATAACATTGTTTTTGCTAGTCCTTCAAAGTCTAGGATTAGGAATTTACAATCTATTGGACGTGGTCTTAGGTTAAAAGATAATAATTCAAGTGCTACTTTGTATGATATATCAGATGATTTAACTTACAATGAAAAAGAGAATTACACATTAGCACACTTTAGAGAAAGAATAAATATCTATAATGAAGAAGATTTTAATTATGAAATTCATAACGTGGAGTTAAAGTAATATGCACCAACCACCACATAACATAAAAATCATTAAGTTGATTAATGGTGAAGATGTTGTAACTGCTATACCTACAGGCGATAATCAATTACCTGAATCACATAACTTAATGAGATTAACTAAACCATTGTTAATTAAATACGTACCTCAAATGACAATGACTGGATTCAAAGATTATGTGGCATTAATTAAGTGGTGTTCTTATACTCCAGATCAAATTATTACTATTCCAAAAGATAAAATTATAACAATAACTAATGCGTCTGTAGAAATGGCAAGTAGTTATATGAATATATCAAATAATATAGAAGAAAAACCCGTTCCTGTCAGAAATCAAAACTATAGTAGGCAGAGATTAACAGATAATG